GTTCCAGCGACGCGCCTACGGACTGAAGGACGAGGAATACCTCCGCCTCAAGGTCCTCTCTTGCATGCTTCCGGTGCTATGATCCGTCAAAATCACCCACACGATTCACGGAAGACCCAGAAATTGCTCCACGGCGTTCCTCCCCTGGCTGGTTTGGGCTCTTTGGTCGGAACCCAGTTTAGCCAGTCGAAGCCAGGAACGCCGTACCCGCGTTTGGTTGCGGCCTTACGGCCGCGTTGTGCACCCACGTGGATAAGCGGGGGGGCGGATGCGGGTCTTTGTCAGCTTCGGTTTTTGAACCGCCAGCTGGCGTTGCCGGTCTCGATGATGTCGTAATGGTGGGTCAGGCGGTCGAGCATGGCAGTGGTCATCTTGGCATCGCCGAAGACCTGCGGCCAATCGGCGAATGCCAGGTTGGTGGTGATGAGCAGCGAGGTGTTCTCGTAGAGTTTGCTGATCAGGTGGAACAACAGCTGGCCGCCGGGCTGGCTGAACGGCAGATAGCCGAGTTCATCGATGACGATGAGATCGTAGCGCAACAGCGTCTCGGACAGCCTGCCGCTGCGCCCGGTGGCCTTCTCCTGTTCGAGTTAGTTGGCCAGATCGACGAGGTTGAAGAACCGGCCTCGGGCACGGGCGCGGATCACCGCCGAGGCGAGACCGATGCACAGATACGTCTTCCCAGTACCGGTGCCGCCGATAAAGATCGCATTGCGCCTGGCGTCCAGGAATGCGCCGGTGGCAAGTTCGCGCACCAGGCCCTCATCGACCGTCGTGTCGGCAAAGACGAACTTGTCGAGGTGCTTGAGCACCGGGAACTTGGCGCCGCCGATGCGATAGCTGATCGAGCGCGCCTGGCGGTGCGTGCGTTCGGCCCGGAGCAGGCTGGCGATGAGAGGATAGATCTCATCACGTCGGGCCAGGCCCTTGCCGGCAATCGCATCAAAGCTGGCGCGCATGCCGTAGAGCTTCAGTTCGCTCATGGCGTCCAGAATCTCATGACGTTCCATCACGCGACCTGCCTTATGCTGTCGTAGCGACCACAATCGGCCATGGGCTCGATCTTCAGGCGCAGTGCGTCGGGTGTGGTGATACTGGGCAGCATCGCGGCCTGCCGCCGGCGCGCTAGCACGGTCAGGATCACATCGCCGCTGGCGATGCCGGCCTCCAGTGCTTCGGCGCAGGCGGCCTCGACCGCACCCAGGCCATGATCAAGTACCGCGCCCAGCACTTTGACGGACTGGCGATCGCCGTCGGCATGCGACTTCAGCTTCGCACGGACCTGCGCCAAGGCGAATGGCAGATCCCAGTCCTTGAACGGGGCGCCGTTACGCAACGCGCCGGGCTTCTTCACCAGAACCGGCAGGTAATGCCAGGGATCGTAGATGATCTGGTCGCGCCGGAACTGGCGAGGGTGGTTGGCCACCACCTCATTGTTGAGCAGAACCACGATGGGTTCGCCATGCGCACGCGCCAGGACCATCGGACCCGCAGCGCGCGCATCGACGCTGTAGCGATTGTGATCAGCCATGATCAGGCAGGTGGTGGTGGCCCTGACCGCCTTCTCGACGAAGCCATCGAACGGCCCGCGCAATTCCATCAGGCTCGCCCGTTCCTCCTGGAACACCTCCCAGATCGTCCGGTCCTTGAACTCCGGGTGTTGGGGTCGCTTGGCGTAGGCGATGCACTGATCTGTCAGCCAGGCATTCAGCTCGGTCAGGCTCTTTACCCGCGGCTTGGGGCGGATCAACTGGTCGCGCAGGTTGCCGACCTGGTTCTCAACCTGCCGCTTCTCCCAGCCTGATGCCGGCGTATACGCCACCGGCTCGACCAGGTGGTTTGAGCACATCTGCAAAAAAAAGCGGCGGTTGTACTGGCGGGCGTTGCCAAAAAGATCGCTTCCACCGCGGTCTTCATGTTGTCGTAGATGCCGCGCCGGCAGACCCCGCCATAGAACTGGAACGCCTTATCGTGAGCGTCGAACACCAGTTCCTGGGTCTCGCGGAAATAGGCATGCACGAACGGCATGCGGCGGTGAGATAGCTTCATGTGCGCCGCCTTGATCATCAGCGGCAGCCCCTGCAGCGGGATCGTCTCGTGGCTCCAGTCGAACTGATACCCCTCGCCAGGGGCAAAGCTCATCGGCACGAACGCCTGGGCCGGAACCCGGGCACGCTCGTTCCGCCACGCCCTGGCAAACCGGTGCACGCTGTCGTGCGCCGTCATAGCCGCGGCCGCGCAGCTCTTCGAACAGACGCTGCGTCGGACGGCGCTCCCGCCGAGGCAGCTTCGCCTCCTGCTCCAGGATCTCGGTAAGAACCTCGACCCACTCCCCGAGCTTCGGCCTCGGCTGCACGTCGCGTGGGTATTTGAACTCCGTCGACTTGCTGCGGATCACTTTGCGCACCGTCGAGCGCGACACAGATAGCGTCCGCACGATCTCCTTGATCGGCAGCTGCTGCTCAAAATAGGCGCGTCGATCTTGCCGATCGTCTCCACGCCAATCATCCCCGCACGCCCCTCCAGGTCGCCACACGGCAAAAAGGGGGAACACTGACATAACGTCAGCGGGGGTCACGATTGGACGCGAAAACCGCCCCTCAGGGGGTCACTATTGCGCGCGAATTTACAGCCATAGCGAGGGCCGCACAGATTGAGCGCATCCTGCTCCATCATCCGGCTCAATGCGCTCACACCTGCCGTCGGGCAGAAACGCTCGAAGCTCGCTACCCTCATCCAGGGCGTTGCCCTCCTTTGTGGATTCGACACCCCGAGCCTACCGGCTCAAGGCGGGCAACGCCGCTAGGAGAATTTCATCAGACCCCGGGACATCCCCTTCATTCATCGCCTCGGTATCCCGGCGGGCATGATGATCGCCGCTCCAACTGTGCGAGCCTCGCAGACCGCCCCGAACCTTGTCCTCGGGCACGTATGGGGGATTTGTTGTCAAGGCTGATTTGCACCAAGCGCCTCCTATTTTCGTCGTGGGTAGGCATGTCCAGTGCGGCGACTTGTCGTTGCGTATCCCATCCTGGGCGGCCCCTTTGACTCAGACCTGGTGGCCTGCAAACACCTATCCGGCGGAACGCGACGGTCCCGTACCATGATGCCCCATTCGCGGGGCCGTTGGGGCCTGGGAGGGTGGGACCAATCTCGATGGCGGCATCTTGCAGCCATAGTCCGGAACGGCGCACCGCCCACCCAGAGCCTGCCTCCGGACTCGTGTGGGGAATTTGTTGTCAAGGGTGATGTGACCCAAGCGCTCGTTTTTTTGGTTCCCCGGCGGCAACTGTGGGTGCTTCGGGGGCTATATCTCATCCCCTGCGTGGGAATGTTTGGTCGTGCCGCCTGGTGCGGCGCTGCTGCCAACCCACTCCCTGCGCCGTCGCGACCAAACATTCCCACGCAGGGGATGAGATATAGCCCCCGAAGCACCCACAGTTGCCGCCGGGGAGTCCGAGATTCAAGCCCTCTCGGCCCGGATTCGAGACAGCCTCCTAGATGCGAGAGGCCGCTCCAGGCCTCTCATCATATCCCGTGCCAACAAGCGGTCTGCAGCTACCATCTGACCACAACCAAACCTGATGCTCCCGCGGCTCCATTATATGGCGTAGCACTATTCGCACCAGTACCGGCCCCGGCAGCGCCGCCTCCAGGAAAATTCCCGGCGACACCGGTCGTGCCGCTATTTTGAGCCCCACCCATTGGGGCAGCTCCGCCTAGACCGCCTTGATTTAGGATGCCCGCCTGCCCTGATGACCCTGAGATATTTACGTCCCCGCCAACGCCGATGCCGCCTGGGGTTGCGCCGTTAACGGGACTTGGGACTGTGGCCAGCCCGTTCAAGCTGCCGCCCGTGGCGCTGACATAGGAGCCAAACCCCGAAGTGCCTCCCGCTGTCGCTCCGCTGCCCGCTGTGGTTCCTCCATTTCCGCCCGCACCGACGGTCACCGGAACTACTTGGCCAGGCGAAAGGTTCGAAATCCGCATACGGGCATACCCCCCGCCGGCCCCTCCCCCGCTCGGCATACCATTGGCCGAAGCAAATGAACCAGAGCCACCACCCCAGAGTTCAACCTCCGCCTGCGTCACTCCAGGTGGCACGGTAAAGCTTCCAGACGTCGGGAAGGTTCGCACACCGGACGCAAAACCAGGTCGCAGTTGTGGGAGCTTCCACGTGAGAAACGGGGCGGCCGGCGAAAGCGCAATGTTGGCTACCAGGATTTCGGTCTGGCCGTAGCTCACGCCGATAGTATACAACCCAACCCACCCAGCATCCACCGGCGGGGTCTGTTGCTGGCCAGATAGTGCCGGCGCGCCGGCTTTGAGTTCCAACTGGACCCGCTGTATGCGCTGCGTATTTTGAGCGACGCCCGAGTTTGTGGGACCGCTATAAGGTTGTGCTGGATTCGCCGCGTTGTAATACGGCAGTACCACGGGGTTCACATCGCTTTCGAGAAATGAGGCCTGGATCAGATAATTAGCGGATTGCCCCGATGTGGTCGGAGTGACCAACGTGAAGCCAGTCGACGAAATATTGATCCCTATCTTCACGAGCGGGTCGGTCGTGTCCGCAGGCAAGGAGCCATATGACAGAGTGTCGACAGTAGTCAGCTGGGTGAGACTGCCCGGCCCGACCGTTACCGTCAGCGATGCAGGGGAAGTTGGGCCACACGCAAGGCCATCAGCAATTGTGTTTTGTCCCAATACAGCCTGCGCCAAGTAACCGAGACCCACCATGGCATTCAGGTTGGTAGCCAACAAATCGGTGTCAAGCGGTATGCTTCCGGGGTAAACTATGTTTCTGTCCATGAGACTCTCTGCAGGTGTGTTAGTCGATGATCTTCGTCCAAGCTATCGTCGCGGCCGGCAGGACTCCCGTGACGGCCGAATAGATATCCGCATCGGTAACCTGAGCTGGCACCATACCCAAGGATGCGTACTCGACGGCGCCTACCCCGTAACCACCGGCAAAGTCGCCCCACCCCGTCACCTGCCCGATGCCGCCGCCGTTAGGTCGGTAGGCGGTCACAAAGCACTGGAATGGCAGGTTCAGGTTACCCCAACCGCCAGCGCCGTTGTAAGCAATTCCTCCACCCCGTCCCGTGAACGACGAATACCCTCCGGTGTCGCTTGTGCGGGCGGGCTCAAATATTATCGGGGCCCGCTCCGTTAGGCCCTGTAGCACGGCTTCCACGGCCAATCGCGTGGCGCGTTCACGAAACATCTCAAGCATGATGCGGCCGCGTAGCGCGTCGTCACTTTCACTCGGTCGCCGCCTAAGCCGACGGCCAAAAAAATCCCAAGCTATCAGGTCCAGCCATATGTCGCTCGCGCTGATTATTCGCGTCTGCGACGTGACATACTGCAGCATATTGTATATCAGCGACCACGCAGCTCCAAGGCCACCAAGCAGACTGTCCAATACAGGAGTGCTATCGGCAAACCAACTCGCGGGCAGCACGGCGCGAAGTCGGTTCTGGAAGTCGGCCTGGTCACCGGTCATATCAGTTCACCGACACAATTCCGACCTTGATGATCCCGGTGCTTCCGGGAACAAGATCCGTCGGGCCGCTATTTACCTGCATTTGCGTGACGTTAATAACTGCGCTGCTAGCATCATAGGCCACCTGCGCCAGGCGAGTGAGTGGCAACAACTCCCCTATCGTCAAAGAGTTTATATAGCTCGCAATGGCCGATGCGACGGTCGAGCCAACGGTCGTGCTCGTAGCCCCCGAAACAACCGATAAAGTCAGTGTGACATTTGCCTGCACAACGTTCGGGGGTTGCACCGAGAATATCGAACCAATAGGCCGCACGGCGTCGACGCTGGTGTATACAGTCGACAGAAGCGAAGATGGTGGATATCCCGAACCATCGTCAACCGTGATAACAAAACTCCCGATCCTGCTGGCACCGGCTGGGTCCACATTTTCTGCTATTATGAAATCCAATCCCTGCTGAATACTGCTGATGGCATATCCAACGGCACTGGTTGTCGCACGCGAACGGCTCTGCAGATAGTTCTGAAACCTTAAGCGAAAGGCGGCGTCGGACTCTGCGTCCAAGCCGTTTTGGGTCGCTGCCGGATTGGTGACCAAGTCAACACCTGGCATTGCGGTCGCTATCAGCGAAATCGTGTTTGCCAGGACGTTGCCGGCACTACCAGGGACCTGCGCGACAATTGGAATCGTGAGAGAACCCACGCCCGGACCGATCATGTATCCATTGAGTTCCACGTTCCACACCGAGTTTGTACTATCAATCGCAACGACAAACGTCAGTGTACCATCCCCAGTCCGAACCAAAGCTCCAGCGGGTACGAGCGAGGACGCCGTCGCGGTATAGCGAGAAAACGTAGCCGATCCGACTGCCGGCACAGCGGGAAGACGGCTCAGCGACATATCCGCCATCCAGCTATCGAGGTCCGCCCCGACACTGGTGGCGGCCCTGGTCATCTGCAAGACCTGCAGGATCAACCATTGCATCCAAAGCGCCACGGACGCGTTGGCTTCCAGAACTGCGCGCAGTGTAGAACCAATCGTGAGGTCCAGCAACTGAGTCGCAGCGGACTGCACGGCGGCAGCCATGTTCTGGACCAGGGAGGTGAACGTTTGAAGCGACAGCTGCATGATCAGCTGCTCACCGAGAATGTCAGCACTTGCGTCTCATCGCTTAGTGAGTCGGTGTATCGAATATTAACGTATACCGTCGACAAGGCGCCGGCCGGGGACACCTGCACATCGATGACAGGCTCCGGTGTTTGCGCGACGGCCGCCTCCTGAAATATTTGGCTCCGTATCGTCGCCGTGATTTGCATCTCGTTCGCAGGAGCGCCAACGAAACCTGCCAACCTAGCTCCGTAGTCGGTGTGCCAGATGTAATCCCCGGGATTAGTGAGCAGCCGACGCAGAACTCGTTGCTGACGCAAAGTGGATCCCGATACGATCGCGAGATCTCCTGTTGCGCTGGTGCTCAAGTCGGATCCCCAAACGTGGTAGAGGTCGTTCACGTGCTTCAGTCCTGCTCATTGGAAACCGATGTCGCGCCGCCACGTGAATCGACATGCGTATGCCCATCGTAGTGCGCCCGAAGGCCAGAGAGGGGACCATGGCTATCGTAGACGTTGCCGTTCACGTAGAGATCGCCACTCATACGAATAGTTCCGTCATTTTGAAGTTTGATGAAACTACCGGAGCTATGCATAAGCCAGAACTCTCCGACTGGGGCGGCGGGTGGCAATTGAACGGTGCTAAATGCTGCGCCAATAATGACCCCATGATCGGCATTGCCCTCCTGCGCCAGCACCATTACCTGATCGCCCGGTGAGGGTGGGCAAACGAGACCCCAACCGGCGCCAACCCAAGGTGATAAGACCGGCAACCAGCCGCTCAAAACCCCCTCGGGTTGAAGAGTCACCCGTGCACATGCCGAGTTGGTATCCACAGAGGTGACGACGCCAAATCGCGGCTGGCCAGCCCCACAATCAAGAGCCTCGGCGTGCGCTTTGATGATGTTTAGGAGACGTTCCATCAACTAGGCCACGGCTGCACCGGCAGCGCCGGTTTGATTGCTCGACGTTGACCGAGGGCTGCTGCCCTTCGCCCTTACTCGCTGCGTAAAACCATCATTCAGGCTAAGGCGACGCTCGACGAGATCAATATAGTATGCCTGGTCGAAGTCGGTGCCCGTCCCGGTCACGACTAGCTGGCCAATCGGGGTCAATAGAAGATCGCCAGGTACCACTAATTCCACCACTCGTTCATGCTTGGCTAGATCATTCAGCTTTTGTTGAGCAAAGTTCAAGGCCTGGTCCGCGGTTAGGTTGGGGTGCACAAACACGTATTGCTGGGGGTTAGACGGTCCACCCGAACTAGACCCTGTGTTACTCGTGCCAGTCACCGTTTGCGCAAACGCGCTGTTCTGGCGGGAATTCCAACTCTTGACAGTTACCTCGATATCCCCCGCGAGAGTTAGACGTCGCTCAAGCCTCATATCGATGCAACTGGTCGGCGTGACCAGGTATGGAGCCTGGGCCGCGTTGTTCGATGGAAGGAAATTTAGGGTCTTGCCGGTAACCGAGACATCGAAGCCCTCTTGCAGTGCCAGGAACACCAACAGATCCCATTCCGTCGTCGATCGGCTGAATTGGCCAAGCGTGATACGGTCGTGTTCGTCCTGATAATACCTGCCCACTGGCGTCGTGGTTTGTACAACATTGGGAGTCAAGCCGTGCCGACCCGCAAGCAACGAAGCGATCTCGCTTGAAGTGCGATTAGAAAATGTCTCTTCGGTGTGAGCCTCGATCAATTGGGCCGACAAGTCCCGGCCCGTAATGTGGACCAGTCCTCTGGTGGCGTTTATCGCAATCGTGTCCACAGTGCCGGTGAAGAGGCTAACGAACGAGGTGGCATCGAGGCTAAATAGGACTTGGACCGCAATATCCAGTGCCGAGGACCAGAAGAAGCTTCCATAAGGGGGGCCGACGTTCAATGCGAAGGACGCAGAAAACGTGTCGGCAGAAAAATGGTTGTTACAAATGACCTCGACTTCTACCAGCCCTGGAACCAGGGCACCGTTCGCCATAATGCGCGCTAAAGGCGATCGCTGCGAGACTAGCATGTCACTGAGCGGCAACGCCCCCTCCCGCATCATGGTCGATGTCAGGAATCATCAGGCTCACAACGCCGATCAACATTGGGTCCGATATATTGTTGAGTTGGGCGATCCGAATCCACTGCGTTGCGTCGGAGAGTTCAGTGGCGGCGATTTGAAACAGGTTGCCCCCTGTCACAGTGATTATTTGCACAATCAGGTACTCGCATTCGCTAGATTTATACTGGCCCGACCTATATAGGACTGTGCAACGGTCAATGAGCTGATACGTTGGGCTGCCGACACGATGTCGTTCAAGGTGTTCGCTGCGGATGGCACCTGATCACCGGCGGCCCACGAAGCTGCTCCTAGAGTGACTTCGGCCTGAGAGATACCAGACCCAACGAAAGCGCTAGCACTTGCAAAAGCGGAGAGTGCTGAGGAATACAAAGCCGTTCCTTTCACGACGGCATCTGGCACACTAACTGCATTCTGTGTGTACGAGAGGTCGATCCCGGCGGCCGTGGCGAAGGTGGAGGCAGTTGCCGCGTCAGATATCGCGTCATCCGTAAGCGACATCGCCGAACCTGGAGCACCG